TACAAACCTTTTTCCGAAAAGCCCATTTCCAAAATCGTATTCTTTTCCTGCTTCCCACAAATGGGGTGCATTCAACAGGTTGTTTACGGATGACCCGCCACCCGAGTTAAAATTTGACAGTTCGTTGATTGCTTCTGCGGCGTCGTTAGCATCTTCGAAAGAATTTCCATCGACTGTCAGTAACGATAAATTGTCTATCAAAATCAAATTTGCGTCTCTGTGTATAATCAATGCAGTATCATTTAATGAAGTTGCCCACACATGATTAGCCTTTTGAGTTTGTATCGCTCCGTCTTCGATTATTTTAATCGAAGATTCCTTTCCGTTTATTTCTATTCTATTCATAATTATTCAAATTTTATCACACTTACTCTTAATCTGTTATTCTGTTTTCCGGCTCTTTTGAATTTTGTGATATTTTTTGTAACGTTCAAATAATCAATACATTCAGATATATAACCGTCTGCGACTTGCAATGCGTCTTTTTCGGATGCTAACCGAATGTTTAAATCCACTCGAGATGAATAATCATCCTCTTTATTTACAATACCTAATCTCGAAATATTAATATCATTATTTTTGATTATTTTAGCATAAACATAATAGTTAATAGCCGATTGTAATCCCTTAAATACTTTTTTTTCTGATTGCTTACAAGTAATATAGTCGTAAACCCCTCCATTCATAAGAATTTCATATTCATCAGGAAAAGATGATTTGTCGTCGGTATTCATCCAATCTATCAGGTCGATAAATAATTCACTTCCGATGCGAGGCTTTATGATTCGTTGCTCTACTTCGTCGATATATGGCTCTATCCGATTGTTTTCTATATTTTTTGATATCGGACGAACGTTTTTTCTTATATTATCCGGCGTTGTTAGGTGTAGCATTTTCTGTAATCGTTTCTTTTGTCAAAGGTGTGAAAATAGGTTTTAATGGCTGTACCGTAAAATCAAACGAAGGATTAGGAACATCATACCAATGTTTAAAAATTTTATCAAACGCCCGCTCAATCATCCTTCGTTCTTTGTTTGTAACCGTTGAATAATATTCGTAAGCATTCGTTAAAATGTCGGATGAGAATCCTATCGATCCATTGAGAATACGATGCCAAATTTCCTGATTGAAGGCAGAATAAATTTTTTGTGAAGCCGTAGTTGTAGTAACTGTAAAATCCTTATCGTAATTAGCTCCTTGTAAATCTAATATTTTTGGAATTTCATCATCGTTATCAATCTCAAAAATAATAATATTCCCAACATTCATATCTGACTGCACATTTGCGAAAGCTTCTTTTACTCCATTGTCTTCAGGCTGATAACTTTCACCTTCGTCATCTTCTTTTTTTGGTACATCCTGTCCTTTTTTAATAACAATTGCTTTCCCCGGGAAAAGTCCGTTTTTAGCATTTCTGTTTGATATGTTTCCAAGTCCTTCCTCGGTGCTCATTTGAGAAACCACAGAATCATGTACCGCTTTAGGATAAGTCTGTTTTCCAGCTTCCGAAATCCAAAGGATTTGTCCTTTATAGTTTTCAATTCCTCCGGCTTTTTCTATTTGAGAAAACACAATTTCTTTGGCAGGATTGAAGATGTCTATATAATCAATATTTTGCTTAGCTACGGTTATTATTTTCCCGTTTCGTTTTAGTTTTCCAGTCCAGTCGGGATGTATCGCTATCTTTCCTACATAGCCATCGTCGTCCGATTCGGTAAGTCGGCAATTTTCAAAAGGAATATGATGCAATTCTACTATTTGTCCAAAAATATTGTAATTTACATGAATAGCAAAGCCTCTGAAATTTGCGACATCGAAAGATATTTGCTGAACCAAATCGTCGGCGGTCTCATCCATACGGTTAATGACGGTTTCTGAAAAATCGACAATCTTAAATCCATTTCCCTGAATAAAGGTAATGTATCTATCCATGCATGTAGATGCCGATTCGCTTGCATAAACAAGAGCTAAAAGTTCTTGGGGATATAAATTATTATACCCCCAAGCTTGAATCCCCAAATTTGACATATAAGGAACGTCAAATCTTCGCTCTGCTCTTCTGGTCGTCTTTACATTCATTCTGGAAAGTCTTCGGAAGGTTTTTCCTTATCCTGTTTTACTTTCAACACGGTCTTTTCTTTGGATTTTTCGGAGTTGTTTTCTTTGCCATTGTCTTTTTTGTTTTTAAGTTTTTCAACTTTACTTTCCCAATCTTCGGGATGGTAAGTAAACATTTTGATCCCTTTGGGATTGTTTTTTAAAAAAGTTTCAGCAGCTTCATCCGTTAGATTATGATTGCTGAAAACATTATTCATTCCAATAATATGAATGATTACACCTGGCTTTAATTGATAGTTTGATTTTTTTTCCATTATATCGTTTTTTTTTAGATAATTAATCATAAGAATAATCGCATCCCTGTAACAATCTCCACATCCCGTTTTGGTGAATTTTTGTCGAAGTACAATTTCATGATTATTCTCTATTATTTTTTTATCGGAAGAAGTAAGGGCGAATAAACGCCCTTTCATTTCCGACAAAACGTTCATTAATTCTTCTCTTGTCATACAGGATTAAGCAAGGTTTGAATTTGTTGCTCTGTAGTATCGTAATCCGTGTTATAAAGGAATAATCCGGATCGAGGTGATTTTGATTCTTCCAATAAAATATTCCATCCTCCTTCCGTTTCTGCCGAATATTTATTGTTTTCAAGTGTTTTTCCCCTTAATCCCTGATAATATCCTACAATTTGAAATGCGGAATCGCCAGGGGTTGTTGGTTTATTAAAGTTTTTGAATTTGTTTTCATAAATAATAACAAATTCACCATTCGCCATCGGATCTATGATTTTATCGCATATATCCGGATCGTGGTTTAAAACAACCATTCCAACATCATGTGTAAATGTATTGCGATTGGGTCCCGTCTCCATTGTTGTTGTTGTATTGTTAAATGGAGTTGGTCCCGGAACGTATATTTTATATGCTTTTGCTCCGTCTTTTAAAGGGATTGTCTTAATTACATTAGGTCTTATATCGTCAAAAATGACGTTTCCAAAATCAACGTCCTTCCGATTCATGATAACTCCATTTGATTCAATTCCCTGCGTAATTGGATCGTAACAGTTTTTCGAAATGTCTTGTTTTATTAAACTTTCACAAAAATTTTCTATCATAATACATTAAAATTTAATTTGTCAAAAAGCAAACATAATCAAATCATCTTCCCATGTTAGGGTTCCGAATTCATCCTTTGCTAACATATAGTTTTTTTGGTCTTTTTGAACAAAAAATACTTGTAATTCGGCAAGCATATCGGAGGAATGAACTCCCGCTTTCAAATCCAGTTTATCGGCAAAAACGGCGCGGTGCGGTTTATTGTAAGAAGTTCCGTTATCTTCAAACGATTGTATCATTTCGTCCCAAATGGGGAGAGCCAAAAGTTTTTGTCCATTATAAACGGTCGTTGTCATCAAGCTGCTTTCGTTTCCAAGTCCGTCCAGAACAGCCTGCCATTGCAAATTGCTTCCTTTGTTTTTCTTGATGTCTATCGTTAAAGCATCGGCAAGCGATTGGGTAATCATCAGCGTTTTGTTTGATTTTTGACGCAAGCGCACCGGAGCTCCATAAATTAAATCGTCAAAAATTTTGCTTGCTACGCCATCGACCAGCAAACCCGATCTTTGGGCTGCATACGTTGTTGCCGAATTGGCTGCAATCGCTACCCGTTGCGATGAATTAGAAGTTGTTATATCAAAAAGCCTTTTAAATAAACCGTCGCAAACTTTAAATAAATCAATATCGACCCCGTCGGTTATAATCCCGCTGTCATCTACATTTTCCGCATCTTTGTCTCCCATCCAAAACATACGCCATACCATACGCTCCATTGCGTTTTTAAGTGCTGGCTCGACGATTATGCTCATATAATCCGTTCCTGTCAAGTCGGCTATATTAGTTCCTCGATTTAACGAAAATCGTGCGATAGTCTTTTGAATATCCGTATAACAGAGCGTTTCTGCGATTTCATATTCGCTAAGTTCCCATTTTTTTTCAACAGTTTTAATTTTTGAAGCTCTCCATTGGGGATCGCATCCATTCGATGGTCTTCCGACCGGCTCCATTTCTCCGACTCCCCCCAGGCGAGATCCCGAAACAACCCCCGTCATCACATCTACCGTTTCATTTATTGACCCAAGTTGTAGAATTGTTAAAAATAACAATTCCTTTAAATCCATTATCCCTTGGTTGCTGATCGTAAATTGATCCATATAAGACTGTCCTGTGCTTGCCATAATTATTCTTTGTTAAGCATTTGTAATTTTTTTTCCTTTGCAAAAGCGAGTTTTTCCGCTAATCTGTCTTTTGCTTCAATAGTTTCGGGCTTTACTGCCGTTTTCGAGGCTCTTGCCTGTGGTTTGTAGCTTGAACATTGTTTTGCAAGCCATTCCGTTCCTCCTGCAATTTTGATAGCATTTAGCTGGGCTAAATCATCTTGTGTTCTTGCATTTGCCAGAGCGGATTCCAATTGTTGCTTTAGTTGAGCATTTTCCGCTTTCAACTGTTCGGTTTCGTCTACTTGTGATTGCGCCGTTTGAATATCGGTAATTACTCCATTTAGTATTACGATTGTTGATCCGTCTGGCATCACATACGTTCCGTCTGGAGTTGCCGAATCTCCTACTTGAGGAGTTCCATCTGTTCGGTCTATACTGATTGTATCTCCCGTGGCGGTCATCAAGTCCATCATTTTTGTTTTAGGTTCGTCTCCGATAAGTGCTTCCATAAAAGCAGAGGCAGCGGCGACTAATCTGTTAGGGCTTTTTCCTTTTTCTTCCATTGTTTTTTGTTTTTTATTATTAGTGTTAATTTTAAAAAATGCCATTGCCGGCTGTCGGGATTCGGTAGCGAAATTAAGCGCTACGGATTCGGAAGGAGACATGTATGTCTCATTTTTCATTAAGTCGGAAATGGTTTTATCATCGAGCCCTGTTTTTTCGGCATAAAATTTTTCACATCGTTTTTCAAAATCCGACATCCATTTTGATGCCATCTCTAAATCATTAGCATCCCCTTTTATTTGTGTCCACGGGTTGTGTATCATTATCGGACTTCCGGCTATCCTACGGTCACCAGAAAGAAAAAGAATGGATGCTGCAGATGAGCACTGCCCAGAGCATTCTGTTACTACCGGTCGGCCAATTCCACGAAGATAATCGTGCATGTCAAAAGAAAGCTCTCCGTCTCCTCCGGGTGAATTAATCATCAAATGGATCGGATCAGTTTCCGGTTGTAATTTTACATCCTGAATTAACCGAACGAGCGAATACTCACCACGCTCATTGCCTATTATGCCATTTATATTTATCATAGCTTTTTTAGACAAAGGTATAAAGCGGAGGTATTGATAGAAAATATTTTGAAGGAAATCAACTGACAAGAGATGTCAGTAAAAAAAATAGTTATATTTCCTGTTCAAATTTATCTACTATTCTGTATATATTTCTTTCTGAAATATTATAAATATTAGATAGGTATGCTGTGATATAAGCGATTTTATGTCCTTCCGATTTCAGCCTTCTGTAATCGGAATGCATTGAGATATATTGAGAATCGTCAACGTTTACGTTTGCTTCTTTCAATTTGGATAACAGCGATTCGCCTGCTCTCATGAGTTCATACACTTTCATTGCACGCGTAAATTTTCAAGAACTTGTACTCGTGTATTGGTATTGTTAATTTCTTCTACCGAAACAACCGGATTCGGCAAATTGATTAGCGCCTTTGCAAATGAACTGGTTAACATTTCTTCGCCCATTATTTGCTGTGATGTTTCTACTACATTGATAGGAATGCCACCCCCTATTTGATTGAGGGATGATAGAAGTGGGGCAAACATGGATGTCGTTTGGGCCGTCATGATACTTTCTCCGTTTGATAATTGCGCCGGTATACTGTCGGATGTTCCGGATCCGGCTCCGGTAACTAACCCTCCGGTTGCAAATTTTGGGGCTTTGGGTTGCTTTTGTTGGTTAAGTACCGAATATGCTTTTGCGATGGCAGCTATAACGGCGGCTACTGAAAGTGCAATCTGTAATACAGTACCACTTGATGCTGCTTTTGCCAACCCTTCGGCCAACGAAATACCGATATTGAATATTGCCATTGCCTTGGCAAACCCTGCCATCGATTCGTTATTTTCAGCCAAAGCATTAAATAAATCTTCAAATGACTGACCTACCGCAGCTGCAGCTTGGAGTTGCATTTCCGATACTTTTGCAACCGCTTTCAAAACATCGGAATATGAATTTTTCATTTCTTTGTTTGCATTGAGGACGGCATTTTTATATGCTTCTACCGATCCCATTTGTGCAGCTCCAGCATCTTCCCCTAATTTAACAAGGTCGTCGTAAGTATTTTTGGCATATTCGTATTTTATTTGTGCTTCCTGAATAGAACCATCTTCGACCCCCGACAATCGTTCTTTCATTTCCAATTCGAGAGATTCTTTTTGTTTATCCCTGATTGTTTTATTCATGTTATCAATTTCGTCAAGACGCTTTTTGTCGTATTTGGCATTGATAAGCGCTTCGTCTTGGCGCTTGTCTTCAGATAGTTGTCGATTGGCTTCTATTTCATATTTTCTTTGGTTTTCAATAGATTCTAATTTCAAATTGTATTCTTCCTCTGTTCCTTTCTTTACAACTTCCAATTGCAATTCGATACGTTTTTGCTCTTTCTCTATTTGCTGGTTAATTATATCGTCGTCTAATTTAGACAAATCTTGATTTCTCTTTTTCTCCAGATTGATAATGCTTTGATTTAACGCTTGTCTTGCTGTTTCGGTTAGATTCTTCTCTGTTGCAAGTTTGATATTCAAATCTTCAATTTGCCGGTCATAGTTTTGATTAATGGCTTTTCGTTGTTTTTCTGCACTATCTTTGACGATCGCTAACGCTGAATCTTCTGCCTTCCGAATCGCTTCGCGTTGTTTTTCTTGACGGTCTTTTGCTGCAGTGGCGGCGTCTTGTGCGCGTTTTTTCGCATCATTATCCTCTTGCTCTTTTAAATTTTGTGCAGATTCCTTTGATGCAAGAATTAAATCGTCTTGAATTTGTATTTCATCAGTGTGCGCCTGTTTCAGTCGATTAAGCGAAGCTGTTAATTCATCGACAACTTTCTTTTGTTCCTGATATTTTTTTGATTGTTCGCCTTTCTTTTCAAGATATATCGCAAGCAATTTTTGTTCAGCCTGCAATGATTTTTCCATTGCTTTTTGTTCGTCCTGTTGTTGTATTATGCGTTCTCTTGACGTGGCAATTTGAACATCCCTTGTATCCTGAGCTGCTTTAGCTTTGGCTCTTTCTATTTCTATGCTTGACGCGCCATTTTTTTTCAGTTCGAGAATTTCTTCTCGAAGCCGGTTATTGCGTTCATTTGATGCGTTTTTCTCAGAATCATTTAGATCGGCTATTGCCTCTTTTGTTTTTCGCTGCTGTTCTTCGTAATCTTTACTTGCTTTTTCGGCTTCTTTTTGCGCCTTGGCGGAGGAGTCGAATACTTTTATTAATGCTGTAACTCCTGCAATTAATGCAATGACGGCCATAGCTACTAATACAACCGGATTCGCAGATAGCGCAGCATTCCATAGCCATTGAGATGCAGCGACAGCTTTTGTAACAATAGAACCCTGTCCTTTTACTACATTTAATGCGGCTTCAGCTTTAGCTTGCATGACAGTTTGGTTGATTCCTATTTTTTGAAGAACAATTTCAGCTGATTTATAAGCAGTACTTCCCTTTTGAATTGAAGCCGAAATAGATGTCCATGTGGTTAGCATGACTAAAGCTACCTGCATATTTTTCATTATCTCTAAATATTCGTCAGATACTTCTGTGCTTTGCGCCAAAATAGCTTGGTATGCTGTAAAAGCTGCAAATGCAGCGGTTACGGATTGCGTTGTTGCGTCAAGCGTTTTTGTTGTTTCGGAAGTTCCGGATAAAGTTGTTTTCAGTTCGTTTAGCCTTTGATTCATTTCAGCATATTCGGCTGAATTTTGTTGTCCCTGGTCTCTCATTCCAGCAAGTGCGTTTGTTAGTTCTTTCACTTGCGCTTTCATTTCTTTTCCTGCATTAGCATAATTACCAACCTCTCGACGAAAATCACCATGAGCTTGTTCGGCTTCTTTTAATTTCGATGTCAAATCAGACATATATTTTTGATAATTAGCTCCTTTTACTTCTTGTTCGGCTTCGCTTAGTTTATTCCATTCAGATGTTGTTAATGAAAGTTGGGCTTTTAATTTTTCTATTACCCCCGTTTGGCTGCTTTGAATTTTTAGATTATTTTGAATTTCATTTGATAGGGTTTGAATAGCCTTTTGATTATATTTGTATTCGGATTCCGTTACTGCGAGTTGTCTCGCATATTTCTCCTGATTATCGCCTCCTTTTTTTATTTCTGCTTGTAAATCTTTTTGCGAATCTTTCAATTTCTCATTCTCTATCTTCAATTTAGCTATTTTTTCTATAGCTTCGTCATATTTAACTTTAATGTCGAAAATAATTTGTTTTGAATCTTCTGCCATAATATTTTGTTTATTAAATTATTATTTGTAATTTTGTTGTGTAAATTTATTGTTATGAAAATATTTATTAGAATATTAATTATCTCTTATTTCGTTGGGTTTTCCTGCCTTGCTGCATACCTAATAAATTATTATGATTGCAATTTATTCTGGGGATTATTCCTTTCTGTAATTGCATTAATTCTTAGCTTATATATTGTAGGTGTATTCATTGTTCCTTACAGTAAAAAATAATCACATCTGTATTAATTTAGCTTTCGCCGTATTATTTTCATTTACTTGTAATTCTGAAATTATATAATAGTTTCCCGTTTGCTCCAAATAAACAGGTGTCATCAAATCCAATTGATAGATTTCCAAATCTGTCAGATATACTGTTACTTCGATTAGCTTTGGTTGAAAAATAATTTTCTGGTAGGAATGATAGAATCGGGAAATTAATTGTTCAAAATATAAAGTTGGCGGAAAATAGGCATGGGGAGCCTCATTATTGAAATTAATCATACAAATTCTATCTTTTACTTTTCCATAATCAAATAGTTTTCTTTGGTTATCGTCATATTCGCCTGTTGGTGTATATAACGGAATGTATAAAAAAACATCATCTGCAAAATGGATTGTTGAACTTCCGTCGCTTGCTGCAACTTTCATTTGATATAGCGTTTTTTCATCCTCCAGAGAATCGTTATTTGATTCGATATGTCCATCCGCATTAATATTTACCGTATCATCTTCTGCGTATTTCAACCAGTTTTTTTTATCAAAATCACCTATGGCAAATGAAATTGCATCTATATTTTTTCCGGTTATAACTTTTTCTGTCCAATCGATTGCATTATCTTTTTTTGTATAAAAATCTTCAACGTTAAAAAATTCAATTCCTTTTTCCGTATAAATTCCAAATAGTCCAAACATCGCCATAATTGTTTGAAGCAATTCGTACGCTGAAATATCCGGAAGGTTTGGAATTATCGGAAAGTTTTTACCCGGAGTAATTTCGGCCGGTTTTACAGTCATCGTGAAATATCCTCCCATATAAGAATTGTCGTATAAAGGGTCATTGTAAGAAAATCTTGTGATTGTCCATAACTGCCATGATGTTGACACCCAATGAGAAAGAAGTTTAAACGTAATTATATCGTTTTCTTTGCATTCAATTGATATATCATCGTTTATTTCCATGTAGAAAATTTCAGAGATCAATCCGTAAAATTCATAATCCAACGATGCTTCTTTTTGTAGAATACCATTTTTATAAATCTGAAGTTTAACCCAATCTAATTGATACATTTGTGGTACTGTTTGAATTAATCTATATCTAATTTTTCCACTAAAAGAAATATTGCAATCTTCTTGAATTATAATTTGATTTCCAGAAACAAAATTGTAAGGATCGTCTACTATATTTATCTCAAAATTACCTATGAAATTGAATTTTAAAACGTCATTGCCATTTATTAAAGGAGCTGCATTCTTTTCTATCAATGGAAAAGCCAGGTAGTCGTAAATATCTTTTATGTAGTCTGGGAAATTTATTGAATATCTTACCTTATCAGTTATTTTATCGAATATCCAATTTGTTAAAACAAACGGATGAAAAATAAGAAGTTTATCATCTAAATTATCGCTTTTTATAAAATCAGCAAGAGCAAATCCGTAATTTGAATTTTCTTGAATATAATTACCTATTCCATTATTATCCCAAAACACATAATCATCTCCCGATAAACTTCTCAACTTCAAATTCTGCAATTCTTTTATATTTATATCAACTCCCCAAATTACTGTAAATTCAATATGATCGGATATTGTTAAAACATATCCCTTCCCATTTTGAATTATCGGAATCCCGTTTTTGAATAGCTCTACCGGCTTTGTTTGATAAGGAAACAACGTGTTGTTTTCAGGGATATTCGAGAAGTCGATCGCTTTCAGATTGACGGCTGTTTTTGGTATCTTCAATGTTGTTGTTCGATTTGCCTGCACTTTGTCTAAATCCTGGAAAACAGAAGAACTGAAAAGCATAGTGAGATTGAATTTTTCATCGACTTCAATCAGACTTTCTCCAATATACAATTCAAATTGATTCATAACGTTTGATTCTGTGTTTGAGGTAATATGAGTACACATTCAAAATCCTGCAAATGCGATTTATCTCTGGCAAATGTTCCGTCAGAAATATTTACCCTTATCCATTGCGATACATCATTATTATACCCGGTAAACATGTCGATATATACGGATTCTAAAAGGGATTCAAAGAAGTGATAATTTTCTTCATCGACAAAAGGAACACATAATTTTATCGACTTTTGTCCGGACTTTGTCAAAGAATAATTTGTTCCTCTATGATAGTTATCGGAATAGTCTACCGATCGTAAAAGATTGACAATGTTTACATCGCTATTTTTTATTACATTCGATTTTATTCCAGTATTAAACAAATAATAGCACCATTCGCCAAATGAATTTATCCAGCGCAAATAAATACCATTTGTACACTCGTTTACAAAAAGCGTTATCGTTATATCTTCTTCATTGTCTATTCTCATAATATTTTATTTTATATACTTACACCCCAATTCCAGCCTATCATAGTAGATTCGACAAAAATGTCAGGCCTAACTAATTTACAAGAATCATAATCGGAGGCCTTTTTTTGTTGTTGTGTATCTTCTACGTCAAAATCCCAAAAACATCCAGTAAACGCATCTATACCTCCAGTTCCGGAGTTGGTTGTAGCATGCGTAAATTTTAATAAAAATTGTTGCAAGCTTATCTGACTTACCAAAACATCCGTTCCGTCAAAACTATTTGCTTGATTATATATTTGTAATCCCCAACCGCTTGTTTTTCTATTATTTAATGGTTGAAAACCACTATTTACACCACGTTTAAAGTCTCTGAATCCAAATGCGCAAACTGCTGAAATTAAATTTGGATAATTTGCTTCCGGGAATAACCTGTTAAGTTCAGTACCAAAAAACGGATTATTCTCATTAACTTTTGCAATTGGGTATAAAGATCCAAAAGGTTGAGTTGGAGTTGGAGACCAATTTCTTTTTGCAAGCCACATGGATGAACCTATTTTTGCAATTTCGGTAATCCTGTCCTCTACCGGTATTGGCAAATGTGTATTACTATCTATTGACGGATTTCCTATATTAAATCCTCCCCAAAAACAGCCATCCATTTTTTGTATCCTATAACCGAAACTACCTTCTTGGTTTTCACGACCAGCTCCGAAAAAGTCATTTTCTAAAGCAGTTCTATTACACTGTCTAAACATATAACTGATATCAATATTGATAGCGGTATTGTATTTAAACATGTCTTTATACAGCATCCAGAAATATACAAAACCGGAATCTAAATAATTACCATAATAGTCATTTATAAACCAAAATGAACCATTAAATTTTTGAATTTTTGGATTATCCCAAAACAGATTAGTTTCGACAAATTCTTCAGTTACGGGGTTAAAAGTAGTTGTATTCGTTGGTGATGCATTTGCGTTTGTTCTTTGAGTCCAATTGTTACCTACATACGGCATTCCGCGCCACGTTTCAAGCACGGAAGTAAGTTGATTTGAAAAATATAACATGCATCTTTGAATTTTCAGGAATCCGCTCCCGTTAAACATTCTTGTAGCCTTGGTCGCCGTTTTATTTGCTATGAGTGAGAAAAAGGTTTGAGGAAACAATAATGAATAGTTTATTAAATTTGGATCCAAATAAGAATAATCGCTTACTCCAAAGAACTCAAACATGTAATCGTAGTTGTTTACATTTGGACATTCAAGTACGAAATCGGAATCAAACCAACCGTAGCGAACGCCAGAAAACATACGCGAACCATTAATTATATAATTGCTTTTTATTTTAATAATTTGCGTTACGTAATCATTCATCTGTCCTGGTGTATACCATTCGTTATTTGCAGCTATCGGAAGCGGAGCAAATCGGAACCCATTGACACGCTTTGTTGTTTGAATCGTAACAGTGTATTCTCCAGCCTGTATGTATGTGTGTTTGAAATCATCGCCATAAACCACTTCCATTTGTCCTCCATTGGCCGGGTCGTCTATGTATTGATTACTGCTTTGCTGGACTTGTTTTTGCTCAATACTTCCATCACCCCAATCAAATTCGGCGTATCCGATGCCGTCAGATGTACCAAGATTGCATATTTTCAATTCTTGTCCTACATTTGTTGACTTAACGTTTACTTTGAAAATAAATTCAGATTCATAGACGATAGGCTGTGTGTCTCCAAGATAAAATACGGCTTTTTTTTGCGCATCAATATTTGGTATCTGGTTATATTTCCCGGTTTGTATAATTTTCCAATCGATCGCTGACGAATCGTCTATTTCAACAACAAAGCTTCTTGCCTGTTCTAAAAAAACAGGAAAAGTGAAAGGAAAATTTTTGAACCAAGTTAGTTTTTTTGAGCGATTGTATATTTCTCCAATATTAAGCGCCCCCCATATTATATCTATACTTCCATTTTCACTTTCCGATCCTGAACTTACGGTAAAATCTAAATGTCGTAATAATTCGATGTCAATTTCATGTATGTTATTAAATTCTTTTGTATTAAAAAGAGATTGAGCAATAGACTGTAAATCGAAGCGAACGCCTTTAACTATATCGTTAATCATGACAGGTTCGCGTTGTAATGTCACGCCGGATGAAGTTAAAGTAACGATTCCTTCAACTTCGGTAACTTCAATTGTTACAGGATTGAATGCAAATGCTAATTGTGGATAAGTAACTAACATATAATTTAATTTAATTTAATGGTATTTTTTCGATTTCCGATGTGTATAATCCAATCAGTTTTTCACTGATTGCGTTTATTGTTTTTGGGATTTCGTTCGAATATACATCATTGCGACCTCCTTTTTTAAAAAGCGCTGTTCCTTCCGTTTTAATTTTGTATGCAATTGCTCCGGCTAATGACATATTTCCACGTTCTTGTGGAGTATATTTCGGATGCCATTTGTTGGAAGGTTTTCTTACGTATGGGATTGGGGACGCTTTTACTGGCTTATCTATCATCCATTGAAGAATTATTCCAACAAATCCTTCTGGAACCCTTCCGGGTCTTCTTCCGGTTTCGAGCGTTCCGAAAGGGAAACGCCCCCAAAGTTGCGCTCCGTTTTCCGTCTCAGTTACCTCAAGGCTTTGAATTGTCCTACCGGATGCGTTTTGACCAGTAGAAACGATATTTGTTGCAATACGTTGTTTTAGCGATTCAAATTCGTTAATGATAATATTTTTTGTTCTGTCATCCATTTACACACAACCCTTCTAATTCTTCCAATTTAATTTCAATTATAACGCCTGTTAAATTAACGCCTAAAAGGTCATATACAGCTCTATACATGATACTTTCCGGTAGAGGTTGGAACATTCGAGAATTATTCACTGCAAGAATGAATTTTTTTGCATACTCTTTCATTCTTTCAACAGTAGGTTCATTATCTTTTCCGTCAAAATCAAATTCTGCTTTGTCTAAAAAAGCAATAAAAGCATCTGGAAAATCACGGAAATTTCCATTTTTATTATATAACTGACCGGATACCGGCAAAACATAAAGACATACAGGAAAAGGCAAATTATCGAGCGTGATATTAGCTCTTGACCAATCGTTGTACTCATAGTTAATCCCTTCGATTCCAGAGACTATTTTCTTTACTTTTTCATCTACTCTCATAATCATTTCTTTTTTGAATATTCATTTCTCAATCGTTTTCCATATATGGCGGTTTCATTATCTATCTTGAGACATTGATAAATTATAATCCACTTTGTTGTTTGGGCAGCAAAATCATGGTCAATTATTCCCATCCTGCGAGCGTACCAATCAATAATTCCAAACGGCCCATTATTTATATTGTTAATTCCTGCAGAAATTTCTTCTGGAGACGGTTTGTATTGAATTTTTTGAAATAACTCTTGAATGCGGTTAATTTCATTTATTACAAAATACATAAATCGGATGACGTCGAACGCTTTTGCATTCATAAGTTCATTTTTTTTTATATCCAAAATGACTTCTGGAAAAGCAAAAAGTATATTTTCAAACGTTCTTGGTTTTTGGATTTCTACCAATTCGGCAAATGTTAAATCGTCTAAATCTTTTGGAACGATCTTTTTTTGAATCATAGATGGGCTTCCTTTCTTTTCCAGTTTTTCAAAAAGTCCTTTTATCTCACTATCCCCTACATTAAACAAGTCGGTATAGTAGATAAAGTCTTTTAGCTTTGTATTTTTATTAATTGTCATATAGATATTGTATTATAAACTTTAATTTTTCTATGTTTCTTTTTCTCTCTCAACTTGTTTAATGCGACATATCGTATAGCATCCATCGCATGGTCAAAATCCTTAACTGGCTCGTTCATTGGTTTCCCGATTCTGTCTTCTTTCCATTTATAGGCCAAAAGTTCACGACGGATATTTTTACTTCGGCGCGTAATATTCATTTTATATCTTTTTAGAATATCAATACCGTTCATTTTGCTTCCCGGCTCTTTCTCTGCCGGCTCTATTCTAAATCCCATTGCCTTTATTTCGTCTATACTTTTAGGCTCTGCCGAATCGGCAATAATATCGATACTTGAATTAATACCATTTTCTCTTAATGTTTTCCCGATTACAGGGTTTAACATTCCTGTTTTATATTCTATTTCATCAATCCATAATTCACCTTCTGATAACCTAACATCAACAATGGCTGTGGGATGATTTGTATATCCAAAATCAAGTCCAATCCAACGAGATTTAAAATTGATTGGCAATTGATCAACTAATTCCCAGTTTGTATAAATAATTCCTTCAATTTTACCGGTAAATCCGCGTGCGTAAACTCGAAATAACTCAGGGTCTGCAATTGATTCAATTTGTTCATGATCTTCTTTGGAAAGGAATGGATTGTGTCTGTGGTCTGAAATAATCAATTTGACATTAGGTTTGTTTATCAATTCTTCATGAACCCAAAACCGGTAAGTTGGATTGTAATCTATAAATATTTTTTTCTTTGTTCTTATCGCAAGTTGCCAGTAAATTGAATACGGAATTCCGTTTGCTTCATTTATAAATAAATAGTCTCTTTTTCCTGACTTTGCATCCTGTTCATCAGAATAAGACTTAAATTCTATTAGCGATCTATTAATACAAGTAAATACCCTGTCGGTTTCATTTGGTTTCGAAAACCATTTTTGATATTCTTCCGAATTTGACCATATTGTTTTTGCATCACGATATGCACCTGATTTTAGATTAGGGATGTCCTGACCGACAATAGTAATTATCTGACCGTATTCCTTCATTGCAAGGGAGAAGAGTAAATCAATCGTTGTGTATGTTTTCCCCGACGAAGTTCCTCCCTGATTAATAATTATACGCTCTTTAGAACCAAACATCTCTATAAACATTTGAGGTTTTTCGATGTTTATTTTTTCATTGTATATCAACTTCATTGTGTGCAAATGTTGTTTTTACTGATTCATCTTTTATCGGAGAAATTATAAAAGCAACTTGTAATTTCTCTCCATTTATTCCTGTTATCTCATTACGCTCAACATATCCGCGATTTTTGGCTTTTGTTTTCAGGTAGAAAATAATTGCCGTAGTATCATTATTGTCTATTTGATTAATTAATTTGTTTTCGACAAAATCAATTTGAGTTTCTAAAATATCATCAACTTTCTTTTTAAATTTTTCATCTGAATTAATCCAATAGTAGTATGTTTGTCTTCCGATATTGGAAGATTCACAAGCAGTCGAAATTATTCCGTGTGAATCATCCAGCGCTTTCAAAAATATTTCTTTTTTACTTTTTTTATTCATTTTTATAGTGTACAAAATGTACAATTTTAACATTATTTAAAAACAAAACACGCCAATTATTTTAATAATAATAGGCGTGTTATAATAATTCGTTTTGTAAATACAAAAGTATTGACTATTTTTTAATTATGCAAATTATTTAAAGTTTTTCTTTTATTTCCACTCAATCGGACGCCAATGAGTGATGCGCCACACATACCAATAATTCACCCATTTATCAAATTGTATCTCATTGTCATTTAACAAAACAAGTAATTTTATTCCTTTTTCCGGT